TCAATAATGAGTTTTACTCAGACTTTGATAAGATTAACATCATGGCTGCTGTTGATTGCACCAACTTAGAAACAACCACCGGAATGTTCATTGACTGGGGCTGGAATCAAATGGACTTAGAATGTGCAACAAGGTTCACCTATTTATGGCGCAATGGCTGGAGCATCTTTCCTGTTACTGCTCCTTTGGGTTATGGCTTTGGAGATAGTTGGAGTCAGGACAATAGCCAATCAGGTGTTTACATGGATGCTCAGCTTCTGTGCTCACTTGATAGTTTTATCTGCCAGCAAAAAGAGTTTCTTGTTGATGCTTGGGCTAATCTGTTATGCTATCAAATCCTTTGGGCTAAGGTTGCAAGTCCAAGGGCTAACTATTTCAGTCAAGGCAATAGAGAGTTCACTGAGAGAGCAATGGCTACCTTTCTTGATGGATATAATCAGAGCCTTGCAATTTGGGCAAGACAGTTAAACCTTAGAGGCGAAGGTCTATGCTTTAATTGTGACAATGCCGGACTTATCCAGCAGGGTTTTGTAAGGCCTTAGAATGCAGTAATCAACAGCAATTATATGCGAAAGGGTATAATTTGTGCAATTATGCTTAAACTATATCCTAAAGGGTATAATTAAAACTTCTCTGCTTGCTCAATGGCTCGGTTCATATACCACTGAGCCTTTTTTAAATCTTCAAGTTTGCTTCCCTTCTTGCCTGCTCTGCTGATGTACTTAACTACATTGCCAAGGTGGAAATCAAGATTCCAAGCTTCAATTACTTTAATTGCCTCATAAGGATTCTCCTCTCCACCATAATGCTGAGGATGGTCAATTAATACATTAGGCTTATGTGTAATATCTGCTCCAAAGTAGTCTGTGATTGCGCCCATTACTTATCCTTGGCTATTAAGTGATAATAGACTCTGTAAGTAAGAAACAAGACAGCCACAGCATTAAGGCTCATATTTACCCAATTAACTTGCTCACCTTCCTCCGGTATGATTGATTGAGCCACAAGAGTCATAAAGACACCAGCCATAATTCCAAGGCTCAAAAAGAGCAGTTTATTTTTCAATTGTAGATTTTCCATGATGCAATTTACCAAGAATAAAATAAAGGCTTAGGATCATCAACTTCATTCATAGTACTCAGCCTGAAGTCATCAATTGATTTGTAAAGTTTTCCATTGTGCAAGTAGCCAGCAATCTTAGGCTTTGACCTCATGTTAATCAGTTCAGCCTTAATCAAGACATCATTGCAATCAATGTGACCTTCATGGTCAATTATCCAGTCAATTAGTTCCTGAATCTGAGTCCTTTGCATGAACAAATGTAAAATTATTTACAATCTACGGCAAGTACGGATAATGTCCATAAATATATCACGCAATATTGCGGCAATAGGATAGTTATAAGCAATGGCTACCATCCCGTTTTTCAATGATGTATCCCCATCTAATTTTATCCGCTTTACTTTGGTCTGCTGCTCTTTTTCGGCTTTTTCCCCAAGTATTAAACTTTGTTTCAGCATCTATAAACCAATTTGAAGCCTTATAAATAGTTCCTAAATGCACCTCTGTATCTTGATACGATATTAATTTTGTTACTAATGGCAGTCGCTTATCAATATCCTTTATCATTCTGCTTATTAAATTTGTAGCAGTATTTTTAGGGCAAAGTTCTGATATTGCCATTCGCCTTAATTCTAATGTTTTTACAATGTCAAAATGCTGATTAACAGGACTGCTCCAAATTGCACAAGCAACCCACACCCCCATATAACTTACTCCGTAACAAACATAATATCTATTTCTTACTATGTTGCTCCAGTGTATTGCAGGTAATCGGCTATGCCACACACTATTTAAGGCAGATGCAAATTGTGGTTTAATAACATCAAGTTTTAATACTTTGGGGCTTTTTGCTATTTCAAACTTACCATCCCAAAATAAAGGCTCTTGTATCATTATTTCGTGAATTAACCCGCCACTGCTTATAACATCGGTTTTGTGCAATAGCGGCTGACTGCTATCATTCAACTTTTGTACTTCTATTTTACTTTTGTTCATAATTCAACTTTTGTTTTTCAAATCCGCTACTGCACAAAGCCGCAAAACGTTATTTGCAATCTACTGAAAGCACCTTTGTAACCAGTGTGTCATTAAGTATAAACCTCTGAACATTGACCTGATTGCCAATCCAAGAGTTATTACCACCACAAGAATAGTAACTTGAAGAAGTAGTTTTAGGAAATCCATCCCTATCGGGATAGTAGGCTTCTGAAAGCATCTGTGTGCAGGTTTGACAATCATCTTTTTTGCAGCTGTAAAGAATAGGGGCAATTAAAGCAAGCATTAAGCATAGAGTAAGGGCATTACTAAACTTAAAGATTGCCTTTGCCATTCATTATGTCATTCAGTTGTTTGAAAATTGCATCTTGAGACTCTCCCCAAAACATCTCACAAGAGAAAAATCCATCATTAGTCTTGCCTGGGACAGTCACAAAATACGACTGCCTGTACTCATTAGGCTTGGCAGTGAATCTCTCACACTGCTCTTTGATTGGACAATCTGTGCCATCGCACATGGTAATGTCTGCCATTGTTTTATTGTTTAGTAGTCAAGATAAGATTCGAACTTATGACAATGCAACCATTAAGGATGTGATAGGCCTCTTCCACATTACGCATTACTTGACTTAGTTGCTGGTGGAGGACTCGAACCTCCATCTGCCGATTATGAGTCAGCCTGTTACCCAAGGTGCTATTTATTCGCACTTACACCAACCAGCAAAGGTTTATTTATCGTTAATCATCGAAAGGATTATGTGCCTAAGATACTTAAGCATAGCCATTGCACCTTTATAATATTCTTGGTTAAGCTTATCGTTGGCCTGCATCCAGCCTTTCTGCTTGATTTCCTTGTCAATTATGATGACAAGTTGCTTCAGTTGATCCATTGAGTTTAAGGTTTTTTAATTCCTCCTTCATTGTCTCTTGTTCAATGCAGTACTCTCTTATAATTCTTCTTAGAACTATTGAGGCATTCTGCTGACCTACTGCAACAAGCCATCTGTCTTTTTCTTCATCCGTGCAGGATGCAGTTATCTTGTTGTAGAGTTTTTCTCTTGCCATTATTATTTGAATTTAGATGTTGAATTTCGACCTCCTATATGTCTAACATAGCCTCTGAGTAATGAAGCACCCCGAAAGCCATGCTCTAAATACTTGGCATTAGCATCTATCTCAGACTTGCATGGGTTATGTGGCAGAAAGTAGGTGAAGCTGCTGAATGCTCCTATCTCTTTGTAATCCTTTAGCCTTCTTAGACCAGGATTCCAAGTGAATCCATGCCAAGTGGATCGGTGATTAACTTTAAGTAAGATGTATTTAGTTCCATTTTTTGATTGTAACGCATGTCCTATTACTGGATGCCCATTGCGGTCAGCCGGATACCTGAGCCAAACACAAGCAACAGATGAATTAGAACTTAGGACATCTTTAGAAGCCTGAATAAAACCATAACAGTCAAACTCCCAATCATCTTCGCAATGGAATATGTATTTAGTCTCAACAAGCTGATACATCTTATCAATGGCTACCACTTGACCAACATTCTCAGAGAAAATCCATATAGGCAATAGCTTCCATTCCTCATAAACACATTGATCTAATAGCCTCCTAAACTCCATAGGCACAGAGCCTGAATCCTCATGAATTATAAACTCATAAGGAGGCACATCATCCCAAAACTGCAATAGGCTTGTGACTGTCCTTTCAAGGAGGTCAAATCTCTTGTAAGAGGTCAGGCAGATGGTTACATTACTTGTAGACATAAGCTATAAACTTTATGATTAGCAATCCGGCAAGAATAAGATAAACTGAATAGGTCAGGGCTATGACTAAAGCCTGCTTAAGACCTTCTTTTATTTCTCTGTTCATGGTCATACAAAATAGAGGTTATCAATTAGCACCAATTTAGTTCCTTTTTCAAATTGCTTAAGCTGACCTCCAAAGGCTTTAACCTGAGAATTAAATTGATATTCGGTGATGTGAATGCCATAAATCATCATGCTAAATGGATGAGCATTCAATGTGTATGAAATGCGCCATTCATCTGCAAGTTCATAGACTACAATATTGCCACCATAGCGATAGACAGCTTCTTGTATCTCTTTCAAGTCCTCAGTAAATAGGTCAATGAATATGCCATCCACGACATCTATAACTTTTGCTTTTTCTGTATTCATTTTTTTTTGGTTAGATTTGAATGCAATAGTAAAACATTGGTTTTATATCTGCAAAAATATTTTAAAGATTTATGCCAGTCTATGATTCTACATCTGCTTTCCTGAAGCAACAACTCAAGAACTTTAAAGAAGCCTCACAAGCTAATAAGGTTCTCAGGGCTGCTGCCGTGTATGCTGCTCCGGCAGTACAAAGCAGAGTGCAACAGGATGGACAAAAGTCTGATGGTAGTCAGATAGG